AATGTTAGTCCATCAATTCAATATTCTAATTTTAGTAACTGGCTAAATTACAAGAAAAGTGTAGTTGTAGATAGTGATGAACAAGCAAAGGCTGATTCATCAGGACAAAAATTTATTACAGCACCATTTAAAGGTACTATAATGGCAATTAACCTAAAAGGAGTAAGAAATCCAAATAGAAATAATACAGTAATAAAAGATTTACATTATATTGCTGGTGTTCCTGTATGTGGGGTAAATTATCATCACAGTGCTGGTTCTCCACCAGAAGCGGATATGTCTTGGTATTCAAATGCATATTCTCAAGGGGTTAATGGTCCGAATTTATTTGCTACGGCAAAAATATATGTTGATGGTAGATTTGGTCCTACTACGGGAGCAAAATCTAATGAATGGTGGGTTGATAATTTCTATGAATATGGATATAAAGATATGTCAAGAAATGACGATACTATGCATCCTTATACATTCGTTAATTCTAGTAGAACTGAAAATACATCACAATTAGATTATAATACATATAGTCCTACGTTTGCACAAAAATATACTTATGATTTATATAAAACTAACATAACAAGAGAAGACGATTTTGATTTATAATGAAAATAGGTAAATTTGAAATATCGACAAACACATTTATTATTGCTTTACTAGTAGGGGTTATTATCCTACTAGTAAAATGCAATAGTGATTCAAGAAAAGATTTAAAGGCACAAATTATAATAAGTCAAAATAATATACAAGTGCTGAATGATTCTGTAAAATACTTGAAGGGGAAAAACGGTCAATTTATTGCCGAAAGAGGTGTTCTTATTGCCGATAAAAAAAGTTTAAAGGAATTAAATTCTGAATTGTATGATAAGGTAAATGGGTTAGAAAAATCTATTCCTAATCTTAAACCAAAAGTAGTAATTGATTATAAAACCAAAATAGAACACGATACAATTTACATAAGTTCTGATTTAAAAACAGTCAATGATAGCTCATATATTGTAAATTTTAAAAAAGATACAGTATATGATGAAAATAATTCTAGAAGTTTAGCCGGAGAAATATCTATTGGATTACTTGTTGATAGTATTTCTAAATACAATAATGTAAAAGTTAGTAATGTAAAACTAACTAAAGATATAATAGATATGAACGCAACTTTAGTTTTAGGAACAAAGGATAAAGAATTAAAAGTTTGGTTAGAAAGTAACTATCCAGGATTTGAAGCTAGTAAAATAGACGCAGTAACTTTAGACCCATCAATTCATCCTGAATTAAAGAAATTAAATAATAAAAAGTACAGTGTTGGTCCTTACGTTGGTTTGGGAATAGGTCAAAATTTATCTATCTTACCCTCTTTCGGAATTGGAATACAATATAGTATCTTCAAATTTTAACAAAAGACAATGAACGTATTTCTAAATTTAGACAGTTCTGATTTCTTACTCGAGTACATTTACTACGATTCTGCAAGTCCAGAAATAATAAACACAACTAATGCACCTTTTTATTTGATGCAAAACGGTCACGATGGTAGTTCATTGGTAATGAATCAAGATGCTTATGGTGCAACATCAAATAATACAAGAAGTCGTTCTGTTGTTCAAATTGATACACAAACAAAAGAATTTGCTCTTTTAACAACTAATAAATTAGGTACTGTTTATAATGACTATGATAGTAAGTTAACAAATACATCAAGTTTACCTTTAACTTTTTCATCACCCGAAGGTGTAATATACGATACAGTTAGATTACATTTTATTCAAGGTTTTACCTTTAATGATTTTTTCTCAGGAATAAACATTGATATTAGTGCTAAAGATAAAGTAGATAAAAAAGTAAATTTATTAAGTGCTATTTATAGAGTTGAAGATAATTTTGAAATAATGAATCCTAATCCGTTTTTGTATTCGGGTAGGCAATATTCATCTTATATAGAATTCAAGATACCGTCTTTAAGATATTTGATTGATACCTCTGATGGGACAGTTGATAGACTTGCATATAAAATTACTGATGGTAATGGTTTTTATGCAAATACCTTGTTAGATATTAGTGTAGGTAAATTTTCGGATATAACATCATTAGACAATCAACTTTATACTAAAAGAATTACTGGAGGTACTACATCTATTTCAACAAAAGATGATTTTTCAGATGTAGGTTTGTATATCAATGAAAGTTCAAGTGGGGACTATATAGAATTCTACGGAACTTATAATGGTGCTATATTTGGTGATTACATACAAAATTTAAACAGTAGTGGTATAGGTAATCACATTGCAATACATAAATTGAATATATCGGAACAATTACCTAATACAATAGGAAGTTATAATATTGTAGGTAGATATAATCCATTAACTAATGTGCCAGATTTAAGTAACAATACTTACTTAGCAAGTTTTACAGATGGTGATTATTGGGTAGCAACAGAAACAGGATTTTCTTCTCAAATAAATGCAAATGTGAAAAAAGGTAATTTTGTTGTCTATAATTCTAGTTTAGCAGGAGTAATAAAAGTTGAAGTTATTGATTCTTACGATATTCAAAATTATTCAAATATTTCGCAAATAATTAGAACAGGAGAACAAGAATTTATACAAGATAGTGATTATGGGGAAGCAAATACGTTTAGACCGGTATTGAAATTCGGAGGTAGTGCATTATCTTACAAATTAGATTATACATTACAAATATTCAATACAACCACTAATAGTACTATTGAAAAAAGAGGTTCTTATGTTAGTTTTGAACCACAAAAATATGGAAAGGAATTATTGAAATTGAATACTAGAGATAATATTCAAGTATTTAACGTATTCAATAAGAAACCAATAACAACAATAACAAATACAAGTACAGCAACTATAAGTAATGGTATAGAAGGTACAGATTTATATAGTAAAAATTTAACTGCATTCAAACAAGTTAAAAATGTTTATTCAGGTGTTACCGAAGTAAACATAGATGCAGATGGTAAAATAACACCAAATGTAAATCCGGATTCTGTTACAAATATTAAAGGACAAGGAACCGCGTCTGTTTACATATCACCGTTTGATACCTTTTTGCAATTTGCATTATATGAACAAATAGAAGATAAATCATTTAGAAGTATTGATTTGAACAAGGTAGGACAAATTTTTATGAATTTTACTAATAAGAAAGGTGAAATCATAAAAATAGAAAGTACTAAAAATCAAAACATAGACGAATCAAAAGGTCAAGTTCTTTTTAGAGTTAAATCTGAATTGTACAATCAAGTAATAGATTCTGGAAATGATGTATTTTTTATAACTTGTAAAGTTGGTGAAAATAGTCCAGAAAGTCCTTTATATACAGGTAGATATAAAGAATATTCTAAAATTGTAGATGATGAAACTGAAATATTAATAAATCAACAAAGACAAGCAATAAGTGATTTGAATGAAGAAGTTGCTGAATTAGAAAAAAAGTTATTGGCTGCAATAACATCAAATTTATCTGAAACTGTTACGAAAAAAGAAGGTTCAACAGCAGATGACAAATCAATTGATGATAATTCTATGGATATAAAATCTAGCACATTTAACCCATTTGGACCAACCAGTATTGTTGGACCAACTAGTAATCCTTTTAGTATTTCAGGACCAACTAGTAATAACTAAAAATTAAAAAATATATTTTATGCGCCACCTTGCAAGGAAAGATTTATTTTATATTGAATTTACTAAAAAGTTTATTCCTGATACGATTGAAGAATTCTATAAACCATATGTAAAGAATATGCCTACACAATTAGAAAGTCCTAGAACTTTAGTAGAAAGTACTTTACAAGGGGTTACTATTCCTAGTTATCAATACGAAGGGGTTGAGCAAGGTTTTGTTGACACTCTTAATAAGAACGAAATAAAAACAAATTGGAGAAGTACTTTAAACGCACAAGGATTAACAGAAAAAAATCTTACTTTAACTTTTAAATTGATAAACGGATACGTAAATTATTGGATTCTTTTAGATACGTTTTTCTTTCATTACGATTTTAAAAATCCAAATGCCTTTATTGGTGATATTAGTTTAAGAATGTTAGATAACCAAGACAATGTAATGTTTAGTAGGGTGTATCGAGATTGTATCTTAACAGGAATTAGTGATTTCGAACTTAGTTATTCTGAAAACATACAAACATTTGAAACATTCAGTATTACTTTGCAATATAGTAAAGTTGAATCGACTTTTGCCAATCCAGGAAATCCTAATACATTTAATAGTAATCCTAGTAATTTTACCGGTAAAATATCTGATATTAAAATACCATCCGAACAACCATCACAAGAACAGGAATCCGAACCAGAACCAGACCCTCTATTATTAGATGATTTAACGGGTTCAACTGGTGCCTTTAGTTTAAGAAAGTTAAAATCTTCTTATACTGGCAACGCTGTACAAGTAAGGCGCGCGAGTGATGACACTACGCAAGATATTGGTTTTGTAAATAATCAATTAGATACAGCAAGTTTAAATACTTTTTGTAGTGGTACAGATGGTTTTGTTACTATTTGGTATAATCAAAGCGACACAAATAATAACGCTATTCAAACTACTTCTAACAATCAGCCAAAAATCTATGATTCAACAACTGGTGTTGAATTAGAAAATGGCAAACCAGCAATAAACTTTATTAAAACTAGTTCTACTTATTTAGAAGTAATAGATAACACTTTTGGTAATATTGAAGACGCAATAAGTAACTTCACCGTGTTTAAAATTAACACGGGAACTACTAATTTCCCTATGTTGTTTACTAAATCTTATAGTGCTCCTGGTAGTATAAGTGTAAGTTCGAATGGTCCTGGTCAATCAAATACTGGGCAGATTAATCTATGGATTGATTCTCAATATATAACCTCTTCAGCTGGACCTGATATAAGAGGTAGTCAAAAATTATTAAACAATATTAATACTTTAGGTACAAACGGTATTAAAGTATATCTTGATTCAGTTTTAACTATTCAAGAAACATCTACAAAAGATTTATTAGGTTCAGGTACTGAAAAATTTACTATCGGTAGAAACGACCAAGGTGATAGCTATTATATGGATGGTACAATACAAGAAATAATATTATTTAGTTCTGACCAAACCACAAACAAAACAACAATAGAAAATAATATTAATACAAATTACACAATATACTAACATGAAAGGTTATAAATATAATACAGAAACCGAAGCAATAGATGCTAGAAAATTAGCAGCAGATTACAAAGGTTTACCAATCAACCCAAATGACATAACTATTTATTGGGTTAATTATCAATTTTCAGAACCTGATAATTTTTATTATGTTACCTATGTCGATGAGTTGGAGAATGTTTTAGGAGAACCTATTGAATTTGATATAACTCAGGTAGATTTAAACGAAAACAATTCTATTGATTAAATAAAAAAAAGGATATTCAGTGGAGAAATTTAATAATATATATAATTCGGTTTCATTCGATAAATTGAATGAAGAAAGAAAAATGCCTTTAGATAAGTATTTACAAGGTCTAAGCGATTTAGAAAGTGCTGCAAGAGATGAAAAGAATCCTTTAGTTACTAGTGGTGCACTTAAAGACTACTACAATAGAGCTATGCAAATAGGTAACAAATCAAAACATTTCGATAATAAACTTAGAAAGAAAATAAACAAGATTAACAAAGAACTTGCTAATTTAGGTAGTGGTAAAAAAACAAATGAAATTATTGCCGATAATATTGCTTTGATTTTAAAAGAAATTGAAAATAAAGATAAATTAGGAATTTTTAATGAAAATGATTTTTCAGCTACACCTGGTTCTATTAACGGAATGGGAGCAGTTGAAATACCAGAAGTAGGTGGAAATAAATTAGGTAGTGGTGATGTGTTTGGTGGAACAGCCGATGATGAAGTTTCGGTTCAAGAACCAGCAAAAACTATTTCGATGAAAAAATTCAAGAAAATTAAAGAAGATAAGGTTCTTTCAGAAAAAGAAATATATATTCCGATTAAGGATTTTGGAGACCCGGCAACTTTAATACAAATTTTAGCAACTGAATTATCAAAAAGAAATTCTGAAGACTTTTCTTCTATTGTACCTGAATTGACTAATTTACATATTAGTTATAATGGATTAGTAGATATAAAATCTTTAGATACTATTTCAAGAATATTAGATACAGATACTAAATCTTTAAAAAAGAAAATTGATAAAATAGTTTCTAAGAATATTGAAGTCTTAGAAAATTTACAAATAGAATTACTAACAAAAATACTAACAGAACCCGAAACTTTAAATGAAGGTATATTAGGTAGAGCATTGGGAGGTATAGCTGGATTTGCAGTTGGACCAAAAATCGGAAAGGCGATTGCTAAAGTTCTTGGAATAGAAAAAGGACCACTTTTTAATGTTCTTACTTCAAGAATAGTTAGTGCTGCATTAGCTCAAGAATTGACAAAAAAATTATTTTAATTATGAAACCTTTAAACCAATTCCTAAATGAATACAGAGACTATGTTGGAGAAAGAAACATAGAAAGAAAAAAGGAACTTTTGGCTGCCGAAAGAACAATAAATGGTAATAAACTTCTTAGTAAAAAACTTAAAGAAAAAGGATATGTTGTTAGAGTTGATGGTCCTCTTTTTAGCGACAAGGCAGATGGTGCTGACCGTATCGCAGTTATTAACAAAGGAAAAGATGTTTTCAGAATATTTCCACCAACGGTTCATACTAAAGAATGGTCTATAATTTTGATGGATGTACAAAGTGGATATATGTCTTATATAAGACAAAAAGATACTTATAGTGAAAAAGGATTATCTTCAGTAATAAACAGACTTATATACTTATTAGAATAAATTAATTATAATGCAATACTTATTTGAATTTTTTAAAGAAGATAAAAAGATTAAAAAACACGAAAGACTTTTAATTGATTCTGTTATTGAATTTATGCAAGATAAATTAAAATTCAAACCTAATAGAATAACAGTAAAGAAAAAGTTTTCTGATACACATATAGGAGATGTTGTACTTAGTGATGCATCTATAAATAAAGGTAAATTCACATTACATTTTAATCCAAATCAAGGTTATAGAATGATAATAGGTGCATTGATACACGAATTAACACATGTTAAACAAATATCAAAAGGTGAACTTAGAGCATCCGAAGATTGGAAATCTGTTTTATGGAAAGATGATACAGAACTTTCAGTTAAAGATTATAAAAAAGCTCAAAAAAACTACGATAACTATAAAAACCTGGCTTGGGAAAAGGAGGCATACGATAATCAAAACAATCTAAAAAATGAATATATTTCTTCTAAGTATTTTAAGAATCTTAAAGGAAAAGACGATACATTAGATTTCATAATTGATAATATATGAAACAACTAAAACAAACAGACTTAAAAATTATAAGAGAAAAATGGTACAAGGAACAAAATGGTATTTGTCCTATACTTGGAAACTATTATGATATTTCAGAATTTTGTATAGACCATCAACATAAACTTGTAAAAGAAGTTGCAGATGAAACAGGGAAAGGATTATGCAGAGGTGCAATTCAATTTCAAGCAAATGCATTAGAAGGAAAAATTACAAATTCATTCAATAGATTAGGATTAAGTAAACATATAGATATGATTACATTTCTTAGAAACCTTGCTGATTATTTAGAAAGTAACAAGATTCATACAGATGAAAAATTGATACATCCAAATGAAGCACCAAGAAAACCTATTTTAATGAAATCAAGTTACAATAAATTAGTAAAAGAAATTAATGGTAGACAAAAAGTTCCTGAATTTAAACAAAAGAAAGGTAACTTAACAGCACCATTAAAAAAACTATTTGAAAAATATAACGTAGAACCCCAATTTAAAAAGTCATGAAAAAACTATTTAGATATATGTTTAGGTGGCAAATGAGCACACCTATATTGGCAATTATTCCTTTTGTACTATCTAAGTTCAATATTTCCAACTTTTGGATAACAGCATTTATTGCTAATCTTATAGGTTCATTGATATTTTTTAAAGTAGATGAATATATTTTTTCTAAGGAATTAACAAGATTTCAAAGATTAAGATTGAAAGTTCTCAAAAGAAAAAATAAAAAACCTAAAAATCAGGTTCTACTATTCTTAAATCGTAATCGTTAAAATTTTCAAACATTTCTTTATCAGTCCTTAATCTTCTATCAACAGAATCAACATCGTTTCTACTTGATAACCTCATTTTACGAATCCTTTCATCAATATCTAAATAAACAATAAAAGAATTTTTTCTATCTTTTTTTGATAGTTCTTTTATTGAAGGTGGTGTCATTATGAATATTTCAGAACTATAAAATTCTTTTAAAGATGTTCCATAAAACCATCCTCTGAATTCTTTGTACTCATACAATTCTTTATTTTTAATCATTGAATCGAATTGTTCATTACTGCAATAGTAATAATCTACACCATCAATTTCTCCTACTCTTGCTTTTCTGGTAGTAAATGAAATACTTGGATTGAATCCTTTTTCTACTAATTTATTTTTAAGATAGTCTTTTCCGGAACCACCATGACCACATATTATTATTCTTTTGCTCATTATTCAAAAACTACTTCTATTTCTAAATCTTTTAATTTTAATTCAATCATTAATATTGTTTCTTCTTTATTTACGAAATGACAAATAATTTTTTCTATTTTTACTCTTTCAGGAACAATAATAATTTCTTCCGATAAATAATCTGTAACAACTATTTTATAATCACTACGAACATAGACTTCTAAATCTTCTCTTTTAAAATTATATACATTTACTAGTGTTCTATATGTATCATGTTTTTTACTATATTTGAATTGATTAAATTCCATTTGTTTTTACTTTAAGTTCTTATATATATTAAAGACAAATATCTATGTAAATCTTTCTTTATATTATCATTATTATTAATATATTATCTTTAATTAAACTAATACTAATAGATTTTTTAGCACTATATATTTTCCCCTGGAGAATTATACAATTATTAAATGAGTAGCCATCAGGTTTTATTTTATTTTACCCTAACTTTTTTTGATTTACCCCTCTATTTAGAATCATTCTAAATAGTAAAAATAATTTGATATTGATAAAATATTTTGATTATTAATTTGCTTAACTATATAAGTAATACAAAAGGTAGCTACTGAGTATGAAAGTAAATTTATAAAAACAAAGTAAAAAAAAGTAAAATTATGGTAGATATATTTGATTTATCCGTAGATGATTTAGACAAAGATGTAAAAAAATCATACGCAAACAACGAGTTCAAACCGAACCCTAAAGAAGCAAAAGACGGTGTTTATAGAGCACTAGTAAGACCAGTTTATTGGTTAGAAAATCACAAAAAATCCTTTATTCCAAAAACAACATTCTATTTTGATAAGAATGATGGTAACGACACAGGAAACAATTTCTTTGATTCAGCATTTTCTGTAAATGAAAAATGTTTAGCAATGGATACATTCTTTGATTTAAAAAGAGAAGCAAAGACTGATGCTAGAGCAGACCAATTAGCAAAGGATATTAGACCTAAAAGTTCATTCTTCTACTTAGTATTAGTAGAATCTGACGCTGTTAATCCAGATAACGAAGGAAAACTAATGGTTTATAAAGCACCTATTCAAGTGCATAAAATATTACAAGGTGCAATCAACGTATCCGATGAAGACAAATCAATAGGTATCAAACCTTGCAATATCTTTGACCCGTTTAAAGGTAAGTCCATAAGATTACAAATAAATACGGTTGGTAGTAATTGGAACTACAATGGAACTGTTACATTATCAGAAGCAGGTCCTCTAATGTTTAAAGGTTCTGAATTAACACCGGATAAGAAAACTGAATTCGTTGAATTCTTGCAAGAAGGAAATGCTTTGATGGCACCTTATAAGTATAAGAAAAGTTCGGATGAAAGATTGAAATTGTTATTATCTATAATTTCAGAAAAGACCGGAAAACAATTCGGTAATATTAAACCGGCAACAATTAGTGCTGATATTAAGATAGAAGGTTTAGATGAAACCCCAGCTCCAAAAAAGGAAGTAAAGGTTGAAGCAAAAAAAGAAGAGGTTCAAGAAAGTGTTGTAGAAGAAACACAAACGGATGCTTTGAAAAATGCAAGACCTGATAATACCCCCGAAGATGATTCTACTTTCGATGATATCTTAGAAGGATTAGATTTGTAATAATTAATAGTTTTTAAAGGGGAATAAGTTTTTTATTCCCCTTTTTTATTTCCAAAAAATCACAATGTCAAATTTAAGAAAAGATATAGAAGAAATCTGTAAAGATATACTGTATCATGCACATACAGATTCTGAAAAAAGAAGATTGGTAGATTCTAAAGAAAATCAATTAGAAATGGCTTGTCCTTGTTGTGGGGATTCTAAAACTAATCCATCAAAGAAACGAGGTATTTTATATTTAGATTCTTTTAAGTTCTATTGTTGGAATGGTAATTGTAATGCCAAATATTGGTCTATATTCAAGTTCTTTGATTATTTCGGTAAAAAATTAAAAAACTTAGACCAAATATCTGAAATTACAAAAGTAATTGAAAAATCAAAAAGATTAAGAAAACCTACAAAATTAATTGATTCAAGTGAATACTTTGAATTCTTATATAACAATTCTATTCCTATTATAGATTTAGAAAAACACTATGGGTTGTTTACTGCAGACCGTTGTAAATGGGGAACACAGTTTTTAAAAGGCAGATTGTTACATAGATTTCAAGATAGAATTCGATTTAGAAAAAACAAATTCGGTAATAGAGAAGTTTGGGTCCTGAATAAAATTGATGAAAATGAAAAGGTAGTAGGATTGCAAATAAAGAATTTAGATTTTGGTATGAAATATAGTACTAAAACTTTTCCTGTTCTATTAGAAGAAATGAAAAGAGAAGTAGAATATCCGGATGATGCACCTTTTGTAGAAAAACTTGCAACTTTATCAATAATTTTCAATTTATTCAATGTTGATATTGAAGATAAGGTAACTGTTTTTGAAGGACCATTTGATTCTTTCTTTGTTCCTAATTCTGTAGCAACTGCTGGTGCAAGTAAACTAAAGAACTTTTTTGATGGATTAGATAATATAAGGTATTGGTTCGATAACGATACTACCGGTAAAAATAGTGCAATAGATAAAATAAAGAGTAAAAATAACTGTTTTTTATGGAAAAGATTTTTCAAAAATTCTGCATTTAATAATAAGAAGATTAAAGATTTGAATGAGCTAGTAGTTTATATATACGAAAATAGAGAATATAAAAACTCACTTAGTTACGTTAAAGATTGCTTTAGTAAAAACAAATACGATATATATCATGTTTAATTTATACAAAAATAAAAAGAAAATTGTAAAGAGAAATGGTAAGTTATTTATTGTAGATTTTGACAAAGAAATTATTCCAGAACCGAAAGGTAATGATATAGTTATTGAACAAGAAAAACTAAAACCAACAATTAAAAAACCTACTATAAAAATTAAAGAACCCAAAAAAGGGAAAAAACTATTTTAATGTCTGAAGAAAAAGAAATATCCAAGTCTGAAAAATTAGATATTGCATTTGCAAAACAACGTCTTGAAATATCTACATATTTAAAAGAAAATATTACTACCCCTATGGGAAGTATTAATAATGTTGCAGATATTCAAGTTCATATATTATCACAAAGACAACTACTGGTAGATAAGTCAAATGAAATGAGAGTTTCGATTGTAAAAAGAAACAAATCTTTAGGTAGTACAAGAAAACAAAAGTACAGATTCTATAAATTAGAATATGATATCAAATTAAATGATTACGAAATAAAAAATCATATCGAAGCAGACCTGGAAGATAGTTACAATGTAATTAAAATGATTGAAAATCAAATAACTTTTTATAAAGAAACAATCGAAACTTTAGATAAGAGTATTTGGATGATAAAATACCTAATAGATACTGAAAAATTCAAATCAGGTAGTTTTTAGCATAGTTAAATAATATGTACTAAAGAAAGTAATTATGGTATTTGAGACAACTCACGAAGGTAAGATTTTAACACTAATAGATGCTACCGAATTAGAAAGAAAACAACTAAGTTTATCCTTAACAAAAAAACTTGAAACTTATAATTTTTTACCTCCAGCGGTAAAAAGAAAATGGAATGGGATTATATCTTATTTTCACAAAGATAAATTCGTTCCTATTGGATTATGGAAAGAAATTAAGTACGTAGCTGAAACTTATAAATTTCCTTTAGAAATAACAGGATTAGGTGATGCACTTTTTTACAAAGATATTTCTAGAAAAGAGTTTCAAGAATGGATTGAAAATAAATTCGAAGGTTCAATTGATTCTAAAGGTAAACCTTTTTTTCCGTATGATTATCAAATAAATACAGCATATAAAATATTAACTAATAAAATATGCATAAGTGAACTTACAACGGCTGCAGGTAAATCTTTGATTATATTTATATGTATCGCTTATTTTCAAGAAAAGGAATTAAGTAAAAAATTCTTAATGATTGTTCCATCAATTGACCTTGTTATTCAAGCATACGAAAATTTTCACGAATATAATTCTTTTTTAACAGAAGAAAATAAAATTCCTTTGCACATTAAACAAATTCACGGAGGAGAAAAGAAAGATTTTAAAGCATCGCAAAATATTCATGTTAGTACATTTCAATCATTAGGAAAATTTCAAAATTCTTATTTTAAAGCATTTGATACAGTTATTGTCGATGAGTGTCATAGAACAAAATCTAATACTATTAGAGAATGTATAAGTAAATGTGTTAATGTTGAAAGGCGATTCGGATTAACAGGAACAACACCTAAACAAGGCACACTTGATAGTTTAACACTTCAAGCTTATTTAGGACCGACTGTTATTAAAATTACTGCAGAAGAACTACAAGAAATGGGTACTATTTCAGAAGTAGAAATTGCAATAGTAGAATTCAATTATCCTGAAGAAGTTCAAAAAAGATTTGATTTAATTAGAAAAGATTTAAAAGGTGAAGACAAAGGTAAACTACTAAAAATAGAACAAGATTTTGTTATTCAATATAAACCAAGAATCGAAACTATATCCAAAATTATTTCAAAGGTACAAAAAAATCAATTAGTTTTGTTTCATAGACAAGCATATGGTAAAGAATTAAAAAAGTACTTAGAAGATAATACTGATAAAGAAATTTATTTTATATATGGTGAAATTAAAAAAGATGATAGAGTAGAAATAAAAAAACTAATGGAATCTGGTACTAATAAAGTTCTAGTAGCAAGTTATGGTACTCTTAGTACAGGAGTTAATATTAAAAATATTCACAATATTCATTTTACTGAATCTTTTAAATCCGATGTAATAGTTAGACAATCAATAGGAAGAGGATTAAGAACACACAAAGATAAAGATAAGTTAAGACTTTATGATTATGTAGATTGTTTAGATTCGAATAAGCGGTCAATGTTAGTAAATCATTCTAGAGTTAGAAAAACTATTTATAAAGAACAAGGATTCGACTATGTAATCAAAAAAGTTTCTTTGGGTTAAATATATAATGAAGGGCCTTTGTTATTTTCTGAATGAAAATTTTTCATTACAAGTAAAAGAATATTTAGATTCTAAATACGGAGATTCAGAGTATGAATCTTTAGAAAAAGCAAATGTTATTGCGTTATTAGACGGTATGATACAATTAAGTGTAACTACTAGAAATAAACCTAAAAATACAAATCCAGATTCCTTACAAGAAATAGGTTCAAGTTGGGTTTCTATTTATAAAAAAATAAAATAGTTATGAAATCACTTAATGAATTTTTAAATGAAGCATCTAAGTCAAAATCTCAAAGAAGATTATTCGGTATGGCATTAGCATATAAAAGAGGTGAAATAGAAAAAGATGAAGTATCTGATGAAATAATAGAACTTTCAAAGTTACCAGAAGATAAACTAAAAGATTATGCTGAAACTAAAGAAACTAATTTACCTGATAAGATTGACGAAAGAAAAACTTTACAAGTAAAAAGAAAATACGGTCAATATGATTCTATAAAAGTTGGTGCAAATGCTCCTGTTAGAAATAACATATTAGGTTTCATTGCAGAAAAAGGACATTGCACCAAACAAGAATTAAAAGAATTTATACAATCAAAAAATGAAGATTCTGGTTCTAGAACTAGTATGAGTTGGTTTAATAAAAATTCATCTTACATTAAAGAATTTACAAAAGATGGTGTAATATGTTGTAAACTTTCTAAATTAGGTCAAAGAGTTATAAACAAAACTACAATAAACGAATAGATTAAATAAACAAAGAAAAATAAAACATTTTACATGAAAAAGTTAACTAATTTTATAAACGAAGCTGAGAAGTCTAAAAAACAAAAAGAATATCAAGAATTTTTTGATAAAAAATTAAAGAAATTTGATGTTAAATCACCGGCTGAATTATCTGATGCTGACAAAAAGAAATTCTTTAATGAAATAGATAAAGAGTGGACACAAGAACCAACAAACGAAAAGCAAGTTGAAGAAGATTATGATTCAGAAGAAGATGAAGATTCTAAAGAAATGAAATCTAAAAAAGAATCTTACGAATCTAAGGACAAAGGAAAAGACAAAGAAGAATTATATTCATCTGAAGACGAAGAAATGGAAGAATCTGAAGACGATGAAATGGAAGAAGATAGTTATAACGAATCTAGTAAAAAAAAAGTAAATGAGGCAAAGAAAATCAAAGAAAAAGACGCTAAAAAAAGACTAGAACAAATTAGAAAATCTTTAAGAAGAGAAGACCTAAGTTATGGTGAAATTGCAGAACTTGAAGCACTTTCTGATTTTATCGAAGCTGATGATATCGAATTAAGACAAGCTGCTGGATTACCGGAAGCTGAGTATGACATGGATGGAAACATTCTTGAACATGACAAAGGTGAAACTGCAGAAATACACATTTCTAAAGATGATATGGAAAAGTTACACAAAGACGGTAAAGTTGATATCGACAAAAAAGGTGTAATTTTTAGTCTTGTTTTTAAACATAATGAATCAATGCACGAAGCTAAATTGAATGAATCAAAGAAAGATATTTTAAATACATTAAATGACTTGGCAGCAACCTTATATGACAAGAAGGACAAAAGACACAAAATGATTGGTGACTTTATAGATAAAATAGAAGACCAGTTTACCATTAGAGAATTGTCTTCTTTGCTCGAAGCTAAATTGAATGAAGATGGATATGCAGAAGGTTCTATTAAAGAAGCATTGGAATTATTAGCAGGTAGTACTAATAAAAGAGACAAGCAAATAATGAAATTACTAAGAAGCGCATTAAAAGATTTGTACTAAAAATAAAAAATAGAAATACTATTATAAAGGAACTTTTTAAGTTCCTTTTTTTGTTTGATTAAATAATAAAAACATATCTACACTATGATTAAATTATTCGAAGGTGGAAAAGCAGTTCCCAACGTAATGCCAATTAAAGCAGAGGAAACAATGCCAACTTTAAAAGATATAGATAAGAAAATCTTGATTAGATTTTTAAAACTTAAAGGTAAAGAATGGGCCGCATTAGGTTCAACAGGAAAAAAACTACCCGGACAAACAAGTGGGGATATTGATATTGCAATTGATATTAGTGCAATAGCAAAAAATCTAAAAATTTCAAAAGAAGAAGTTGGTCAAAAGATTTTAGATTTACTAGATGTTGCATATCCTAAAATGGATAAAAACTATATGCATGGATTAGGAATAATTTCATTAGCATATCCAATCAAAGGTGGTAGCGGAAATGTTCAAGTTGATTTAATGTTACAAGATAACATTGATTTTGCTAGATGGATGTTTCATTCTCCAGATTTTACAAAACAAGAATCGGCTTGGAAAGGTTTATATAGAACCGAATTATTAAAAGCTATTGGGTATGCTGTTACTGATGAAGGACTTACAACATATTGGGAAGATGAATTCGAAGGAAAATATAAAGGGCAAATTAAGAAATTGGGTAGAATTATGTTAGACCCCAACAAAGGATATAAAAAACAAATAAAATCTTACGTAGGAAAAACGGGTAAACTTGTAAAAACGGGTAAGAGTGAATGGGAAGAGTTCATAAGTAAAGACCCGGAACTAATTACAAAATCATTACTAGGTGTTGATGCAACAATTAAAGACACAAATTCATTTGAATCTGTTTGGAAAGCAATGCAAAAGAAAGATTTTCCCTGGAAGAAAGACCTCTCTAAAATTGTTGAATATTTTGTAGATGTTCTTAAAAGAAAAGGTTTACCATTACCTGAAGAATTAGGTATAAAAGAAAATTTTGATTTTAGGATGAAAAAATTTGCATTTTACCGAAAAAATTCGTAAATTTAAAAAAAGATATACCATGGCAGGATTACAACACCTATTCGACATATACAGTAAACAAGGTTCAGAATTTATAAATAACCTTTTCAATAAGAAATTAGTAGTTTCTGAAAAACCTGATGGTTCTGTTTTCTCAGCACAACAAAATTCAAATGGTACTATGGATTTCTTTAAAAGAGATGATAGACAACCAATAACTAAATTGGACAGAACTATAATGTCCCTGTACGAACCACCAATTGAATATATACAAAAAACAGTAGGTTCAAAAAAATTACCTGACAATTTAAGATTTGGATTCGAGTATTTTCAAAATACAAAACCAGTTTCTATTGCATATGATAGACTACCTAAAAATGGATTAGTCTTAACGCATATGAAAGAAATGAATGACAAAGGTAAAGTTACTAAATTTATTGACGACCCAAAAACTTTAAAAAAGTGGTCAAAATATTTTGATGTAGAAGAGCCTTTTATAATTTTTGATGGTACATTAAGTAAATTACAAAAAGAACAATTAGAAGACTTTTTGAAAACACCTTTTGAAGATTTAGTAAAAGAATTTAAAACATCATCTTTTACTAAATACATTGTTTCTATCTTGGACCCTAAACTAAAGAAAACGGCATTAAACAATACCTTAGACAAACCGATTGAAGGTTTAGTTTTTAAATTCAATGATGGTGAATATTTGGCAAAGGTAGTTGACCCAATGTTTACACAAATGGCAAGAGATAAAGCTTTTAATAGAGCCAATCAAACAGAAACTAATGATGAATTCGGATTAGTTCTATATTCATTTATAGGGTGGTTTGAAGAAAATGATGTTCTAAAAGATTTTATTGCTGATGGTTCTAATGAAGACGATAAATATTTAGATTTAATGACTAGAGTAGTAAAAAGATTTATTGATGAAAATTCAACTTTCTTAAAAGGACTTAACATTAAAAAACCAGATTTTGCAAAGGCACCAGAATTTGCATTGAATACAAAAATGATTAAAAGTAAAGAAGTTGTAGATTTCATAAAGAAAAATAAAGATTCGGAAGAAATATTTAAAATTTTATTATCTAGTTTTAGAAAACTTAAAAAAAGAAAAACAAAAAGAATTGATGACAATTTAAAGAATCAAATAAATTTAGTTGTTGGTAAAATTAAAGATATAACATCAAAAGTGAACGAAACCTTTTTGACATTTAGAGAATGGAAAAAAACATTGTAACCTTTTAGATTAAATACAATATAAAAATAATACATTATTATGGCTAAAGAAAAGAAAGAAAAAGTTGAAAAAGAAGTTAAAGTTGTTGACGAAGTTAAAGTTGTTGACGAAGTTAAAGTTGAAGAAGTAGTTGAAGAAAAAGTTGTTAAGACTGAAGGAAAAGGAAAGGTCGTTAAATTAAATCTAAAATATGCAACTTTTGAAGATGGAACTATTGTTGAAATAACAAGTAAAAAACAACATTCAGAACTCAAAAGATTAAGATAGTAAAAGCACTAATATCTAATGAAATAAGTAATAAAAAAGACTACAAACGTGGTCTTTTTTTAGTATTAAATAACATAAAGACAACATAAAGTGAATAAAGTATTAAAGGAATTTAACGTAAAACTAATAACAATTTTCTTATGTTTAATTTCTCCGGCTGTTATGATTATAAACAACGGAATACTCGATTCGCTATCTCAATATTGGGGAACACCTTTTCAACCCCTCTTTATTGTTTCAAATATAATATGTTCATATTTTTTCTTTTCGTTAAAGAATTGGAAAATTCCAAGTTTTTTCTTACTGTTACTAACAAGTTTTAATTGGTATGAATTTCAAATAGCACATAATATTTTTGCCCTTTGTTTTTACTTTTCTTGTATGTATTGCCTATTCATAAATAAAAGATTCTTAATTTATAGGTACTTATACATTTTATCAATCGTAGCATATCCGTACAGTATTCTTTTAGGTGAATTGATTAGTATATTTGTTCTTTGTTGTTTTCATTTACAAGTTCTTTTATATAAAAATAAGTTAGAAAAACGAAATACATTAAATAAGAAAACAAATACTTAGTATGGCAAAAGAAGATATTATAAAGAAAGATATAATTACTGAACTAAAAGATATGGAATCTGAAAATGACCAATCGCATTTAGAACCGGTTAATGTTGTTATCGGAAGATATCAACCGTTTACAATAGGACATTTAGGTATGGCCAAAGAATTGGAAAAAATTAACGGATTGCCATCAGTCTATATTTACATAAGAAGTAAAAGTGGAAAAAACTCTAAATTTAGTGATAATTTGACTATCAACTATATGGATGATATTGCAAAAGGTCAAGATTTAGTTAGAGACGCTTGGAGTATGACCGGTTCATTTATTCCTGTTGTTGTAATGGAAACTCAACGAAGAGGATACAATCCAGTTCTAATTGGTGCCGGAGAAGATAGAGCAAAAACTTATACCGGGATGGCAAAAAGAATGAAAAACATTACTACGCATCCTGATTTTGCAATTCAAGAATTAAAAGGAAGACTAACCTCAGGAACAGAAGTTAGACAAGCAATCATAGATGGTGATGAAAAGAAATTCAAAAAATTTACACCTAAACAAATTCATCCTTACTACAAACAACTTAAAGATGAATTAGAAGATACAGCAGTGCTTGCTGAATCTGTTGATATTGAATCTGTTGTTATGGATTGTAATTTAGATGTAGATATAATTTCTGACATATTGGAATCTTACGGTGAAGATTTATTTTCTGATGCTTTAATAGTTGAATCTATTTTAGATTATGAATTAAACGAAAAAAAGTCAAAAAGACAAACCTTTAGTGAATATCTTAAAGATTTGGATGATAGATTTGTAGATGGTATAAATGCAATTAAAGGACAAAACGGTTCAGATGATAAATTAGAAAATAGACAATCAGCGTTGCATTCTTTGAGTTCTATATTTAGAAATTACATTTCATCATTACAAAAAGAATACGGTAGAGATAAAAATCAATTAACTTTTATCAAGGAACAAGCCGAAATGCACAATATAGATATACTATCTTTAGAAGAAGCAATCAAATATAAAAAAGGTAAAACTTATCAATCCGGTCATGGTTGGACTGTTTACAAAAATGACGATGAAGTTCATTTTTCTATTGATGTAACCCCGGGAGCAGGTTGGCAAACAGACCCAAATTATACTGAAGAAATGAGATTTATGGATTCTGGTAAAAGAAAGGCAACATATAGAATCAAAAGTGGTAATATAGAAAAACAAGCAAAAGAAATGTTCGATATTGGTACTAAAGAAAATAACGAATATTACGGATTGACTTATAAAGATTATGCTGATATTATCAGATTATCAATTAATATGCAAAATGCCATAAATATGAACGAATCTGAATTGAATGAAAAGATTGACTTTAAAAAAGCATTTAAGTTCATTAAAAAGAATTTAAAAATAAAAAATATTGAACAAGCAACACCTCAAATTTATGATTATGTTGAAGAATACCTTAAAGATAAATTTGATTCTAGAGATTATAATGATGATGACTTTACTGGTAAGTTGCCAACTTTGTATGATGATGTAGAAATAAAAGGAATTGCTGTGGATTATATTCAAGATGTTATACATATAGAATATGATGGTCCAGATATGAGTGTATATCATAAAGGTGCTGTAGAAAGAATGAAGGAATCAATCCCTTTACCTAAAAATTTACAAGAAAATGTTAATGAATCTGAATTGAATGAAAAGTTTAACTTTAAAAAAGCAGTTAAGTCTATTAAAAAGTACTTAGATAAAGAAGATATTCAACAAGCAACACCTCAAATTTATGATTATGTTGAAGAATATCTTAGAAAAAAATATTGGAATTATAAAAAAGAGATAGATGAAATAGTAAAATCTATAAAAGGAATTGCGGTGGATTATATTCAAGATGTTATATACATAGAATATGAAATACCTGATGATGTATATCACAATACCAATCGAAAACAACGAATCAAACAATCAATTCCTTTACCTAAAAATTTACAAGAATCTATGAACGAAGGAAGAAAACCTAAATTAAAATTTAAAAAAGACCATCCTACTTATATGGCTGGATATGGTCAAACATTAAACGCTATTACTGACTATATAGAAGAAAATGGATATTTTTTTAATCAAGAAGAATTTTTTGCTTCATTTGGTGATGCATTCTTTAAACCGAAAAAAGGTAAAACGCAAAGAAAAACTATTACTATTTATCAAGATAAAGAATCGGTAAAACCAATAGGAAACTTACACATTTCTATTTATAATAGAGGGGTTGATGGAAATACATATGAACTGACTACGTATCACGACCAATTTATGGGAGAATCTGAATTCATAGGAGAAGAGAAAAAAATAAGTAGAAAAAATTTCTTGAAATTAATAAAACCATTAAAAGTTTTCATAAAAAACAATACTAAGAAAGAAGATTTATATGATTTGATTAAAAAGTTCTATGGTGAAAATGGCGTTGAAGTATTTGAAAACTTATATAGAAATCACAACCAGTCTTTAAACAAATCTAATGATAAAATTTTCGAAAAGATTTTGATGTTTAGAAACGGAACTTTAGAATTGGAAAATGATGAAAAAGAATTTATTCCTTTCTTATCAAAAATCTCTGAAAGTAAACTACAAAAATTCAAAGAATTTGAATACGAATCTAAAATTACTGAATCAGTAGCAAAAATTTTCGAAACGGATTCACCACTTGATTTTGAAGAATTCAAAGACAATGTACTTGAAAGTAATTTTATCAAAAGACATTTAAAACCTTTCTTAATGATGGAAGGATTGAATGACTACGCAATAGAAAAGTTAGTCGAAGGTTTCTTGAAAGTTAATCATGTAGAATATTGTAACTATTTTAAAGGAAATGTAAATGAAGGGAAAAAATCACCAGCTGCAACATTTATACTACAAAAAATGGATTCTGAAGAAGATGGTCAGGACAAGTACGAAGAATTCTTAGCAATGGCAATTGAAAAATTTCCTAAAGTTAAAAAAGAAGAATTAGAAAAAGAATTAGATTTATATATCTAATAAAAATTAAATAAGTTATGAAATCATTAAACGAATTTTTGAACGAAATAAGATATGAAGGAAACTATGTACTATTTTCTGGAACAGTAGATGTAAAAAATTCAAAATTTGCATCTGGTATTTTTAAAAAAGAAACTATCCAAGAAGTGTGGACTGATTGGGAAGATATGCACGCAGAAGTTTGGCAAGACGATGACGAAATGAAAAAAATTGATGGAGAACCTCTTGGATATAAAATAGTTTTTGGTTATGGTTCGGCAAATAACAAATTTAGTAAAAAACCAGAAGGAACTAGAGAAATGTTTGTTAATTATAACACTACGAAAAGAATAGGTAATTGGAAATTTTTAGAAACTGTTGATATGTCTAAAGAAACTATTAAAAGTTTAGAAATTAACTATGGTAGAAAAATAAAAACATATGTTTATAAATAAAAAAATTAGATATGCAATATAATCATTGGAAAGGAAATCTAATAAGTTCTTCAAACGGAACTTATATAATCACAGAAAATGGTGATGTGATAATAATCAAATAAAAAAAGGGAATCGAAATGATTCCCTTTTTAGTTAGTAGTATTTCTTACCGGTCTTTTGTTCAAATTCTTTTTGTTGCTTTTCATCCATAACACCCCATGTTTCATCATTCATTAGTTCTCTAACAATTTGTCTGAATTCATCACCAGCACCAAATGTTAATTTATGTTTTTCTTCTTTTGACATTTCACTTTGATTTGTGGTTGTTCCCTCTGTATTACTATGATGTTCTACAATCGAAGTTCCTACAAAAATGTGGGGTATCTTGTACCATTGACAAGCAACAGAATACCAATTATCACAAAACCAAAATTTTATTCGCTCTTCTAATTTACCGAACTTTTCAAAAACATTTCTTGATTGAAATAAACACCAACCAGCAACATGGTTACGAACACTATATCCAACTTGTATTTTATCTAAATTTTGTTTATGCCATTGCTCTTTTGGGTTGGCCGGAGATGCCGAAACATATTTCCATTGTTCACTATCTAATTTTCTTTGACTAAAAATAACTTGTAATATTTTCAATGCCCAATTTTTCTTAAAGTCTAAATCATTATTACATAAACAAGTCCATTCAGCTGTTCCTTGTTCTAATCCTAAATTTAAGTAAGTGTGATATCCGAATTCTAAATCTGAATGTATTGTTTTTACAGTGTGTCCTTTGGTTTCAAATTCATCAAAAGATGTTTCTGCATCACTTTCAACTACAATTGCATTAAAACGTATTAAAGAGCAATCTTCACTATCAAATAATGTTTGTAAACATTTTTTTGTTTCCTGAAGTAGTTCTTTGTTTTTTGCCCAAGATATTATGATGACATCAACATCAATTGGGTTTGCAGGTTTTTCTGACATTGTTTAAATTCTTTAAAATAAATCTTCTCTCTTTCTTATTTAATAAGTATATAAAAGCAAATATTTTTTATGGAACTAAGAATTAGTAATATTTTAGATTTACAATTAACCAATGACGATGTGAATTCGTTTATTGATGTTTTCGGAACACTTAAAAATGAGATACATGCACAAAAAAATAAAGTAGGATTTAAAAAGAATGGAAAAGTTACTATCGAATTGCACGAAGAAACAGTAGAATTTATAATTGCATTATGTGATTCTGCCGGTATTTTGAGCGAAACCGAAACTAAAGAACAAGAAAAAGAAAATGCTAAATGATATTAGACATAGAACAAAACAGATATTCGGATACTGTCAAAATTTCTTATATTGATTCTGATAGAAATAGACAAATTTTGTCTGTTAAAAAAAGAGACTTCTGGAAATGGAGATATTATGAAGGTCCTAATGCCGACATCAAATATAAATCTTGGGATGATAAAAGAGTAGTAAGAATTTCTTACAAAGATAACGATACAATTGATAAAAAAAGTATTTGGGAATGGATTAATACACATCCCGAATATAAAAAGATATTGTATGAATTCAATATGCCTAAGATTTTATTTTGCGATATTGAAACAGATATTCACGATGGATTCCCGGATGTAACCGTAGCAAAAGAAAAAATAACTGCAATAACTGTTTGTTGGAAAGATGACAATAATAAAATTCAAGTTGTTATATTAGGAGAAAAAGAAAATTTTGATTACGATAAGCAAAAGAAAATGAACGAATTCTTATCCGATTACTTTTCTAAAGTAACTGATTTGAAAATAATACTAAAATATATTCATATTCCGGATGAAGTAAAACTTTTAGAATCTTTTGTAAAGATATGTTCAAAATTTCACGTTATAACAGGATGGAACTTTATAAATACATTCAGACAAAATTGGATGAATAACAACGGATTTGATTGGCCTTTCTTGACTAAAAGAATGGATAACCTTAAAGTTGATTATAAATCTATTTCTCCTACCAACAAATTAAACAACAAAAAAGATGTAGGTAAAGTTCCCCACCACTTTTCAGTTATTGATTATATGTATTACTTTGATGCGTTCGATAGAAGTATAAAAATAAAGGAATCTAAAAGTTTAGATTTTATTTCTTCGCAAGTATTAAAGGTAAAAAAGTTGAAGTATGGAAATTATCCAGCAATGAATGGTGCTGTATTAAAAGAGATGTACGACAAAGATTATGATACATATTGTCTTTATAACGCAGTCGATACTATTCTTGTTCTATTGATTCACGAAAGAAGACAACCGTTTTCTGCAATCTTGGCACAAGGAAATGGTTCTTGTAATCCAATAGACAAGGCCGATTCTGCTGTAAATGTTACCGAAGGATATATGTCTAAGGCATATATAGAAAATGGAAAAGTTTTACCAAATATTGATATATCACAAAGAGAAAAAGAATGGTACGAAGGAGCTTATGTAAAATCACCTATTGCTGGACTGCATGAATTAACAGCTTGTTATGATTTTAGTTCACTGTATCCATCAATTTCTCGTTTCTTAGAATTAGGTTTTGAAAACTTTGATAGAAAGGAAACAAATAACCTAAAATATTACAGTAAATACAAACCAATAACTTCTAAAATAGAAAGACCTAAGAACGATGAAATCATTTCAGTATCTGGCTGTGTATTCAAAAAAGGAGAATCAACATTGAAAGGAGTATATGATGAATTGTATACCGATAGAAAGAAAAATCAATATCGTTCAAAATTATGTGCAAAAATAGCACATGAAATAAAACAAAACCGTAAATAATTACATTTAACTATAAACAAATACATTTAGCATGAAGAAAGTAATATTAAAAACCGTAGATTTAGTAAAGTTCAATAACTTTATAGATTCGTTAATTCCTTTAGATGAAGCCTCAACTATCTATTTCAAAATAGACCAAGAAGGAATCAGAACAGATGCACATAATTCATCTGGAACACTTATCAAAAGTATGAGAATGCAAATAGGAGAATTATGTGGTGAATCAAATTTAGATGGATTATCATCACCAATTAAACTTTGTTTCTATGATGGTAACAAAGTAAAGAAAGCATTTAGTTTTCTAAGTGGTGGTGAAATTAAAGTTGAAATTGTGTATTCTGAATTAGATGGAGAATATTTTGGTGAAACTATGAAAGTTTCCAGTCCTAAAATTTCATTAACATTAGATGCTGCAGACCCAACTCTTTTTGAATTTGCAAATGTTCCAGAAGAAAAGATTGCAGAAGTAAAAGATACATCATCTTCTGACTGTAAATTTAAAATGACTGCAAACGAAATCTTGCAAGTTAAGAAATTTATGGATTTTGATTCAAGTGATGAATTAGAATTTAAAGTCAACGGTCAAGTAAAGGTTTGTTCAGAAGGTTCATATTCTATTGATATAGATGAAGAATTCGAAGGACTTAATCAAGGTGGAGAAAAATCTTATAAGTTAGATAAGAAATTATTCAGAGCTGTTGATGCAAATTCATATAATGTTTATCCAATCTTAGATGAAGATAAGATTATCTTTGAAACAATTGACAAAACTATGGAAGTAGTTATTACGTTACATGAAGAAGTTGAACTTTAATGACAGCAACTATTCAAAATATGTCAACAGAAGAGATAGAGAATTTCGATTGGAGTTCTCTATCTCCATCTGAAACCGATTCGGTTCTATCTCAATTACAAGATGAAGCAAATATATATTCAACACTAGAACAATCCAATAAATTAGTATTGAATTCTATATACGGTGCGATGGCCAGTAAGTATTTTTATTTCTATAATAAAACACTTGCTGAAACAATTACTATGCAAGGTCAAGATGCAATTAGATATTCTGAAAAAGCATTAGATACTTACTTTCATAAAATGTTTCACAAAGATATTGCTCTTTTGAAAAAACTAAAAGATATATGTCCTGATGTAAACTTAGAACCAGTTCCTTGTGTAAAACCTACTGTTGTTTATATGGATACCGATTCGGCTTATGTTACCTTTGAAGAGGCTGCAGAAAAAATAAATTGGACGGGTTCTGCTGCTGATTTTATATTAACAATAAACGAATTTAGGTTAAAAAATTATCTAAAAAAGGTATTTGATAAATATGCACAATCTTACAACACTGAAAATTATTTAGATTTTGAATTAGAAACTATAAGTAAATCTGGTATTTGGGTTAAAAAGAAAAAATACACACAAGATATTGTCTGGCAAGATGGTAAGTTCTACGAACCAGGTACTTATACAAAAACGACAGGACTTGAAATTATTCGTTTAACAACACCGCCTTTTTGTAGACCGGAATTGTCTAAATTAGTTCAATGGATATTTGACAATGGTAAAAATTTCACACAAAGAGATATTACTATTGAATTATTGAAATTGAAAAAAAGATTTGCAATTGCTGACTTAGAAGATATTTGTATTACAACCGGAATAGGTGATTACGAAAAATATATTTTAGACGATAAAGAAAGTTTAAATTATGCAAGTGGTTGTAGTACGCATGTTAGAGGTGCTGCAATTCACAATATGTTTATTAACAACAATCCATCTTTTGAAAATAAGTACGAAAGACTTAGAACTGGAGATAAGGTTAAATGGTATTATGCAAAAGCACACAAAGAAGCATATAACGTATTTTCTTTCAATAGAGGAGCGCATCCTAAAGAATTTGCACCCGAAATTGATATTGATTTAATGTTCGAAAAAACAGTTATTAATCCATTGAACAATATTATTCAGTCGATGCCTGGTATAAATGCATTGTCAGGTTCGTTGAAAATTAAAAAACGTTTATTTTAAAATAATTTATAATATGGCAAAAACAAGTAAAAAACATAGTTCAGTTGATGATATTTTCAAAGAACTTGGGGAAATTAATCCTTTTGGTAGTAGTAATTTTGGTCAATCTGAAATTTATAAAAACAATGTTTGGATTGATTCTGGTAATTGGATTTTAAATGCGGCCCTAAGTGGTTCTATTAAAAAAGGATTTCCAAGTACTAAACAATCCTCTTTAGTTGGAGAATCTGGGTCTGGTAAAACATTCTTAACACTTAATGCTGTAAGGAATGCACAATTAGCCGGATACACACCAATTTACTACGATACCGAAGGGGCAGTTGACCCTCAAAGTTGTATAAATTTTGGAATTGATTTGAAAAACTTTAGACATGAACCTGTTTCAGAAATCGAAAAGTTAAAAACGATGTATGCTATTTTCATTAAGAACTTGACAGCATTAAAATTGAAAGGTCAAAAAATTCCTAAGTTTTTATTAGTTCTTGATTCAATAGGAATGGTTGCATCATCAAAAGAAATCGAAGATGCAAGAACAGGAAACAGTGCTGCAGATATGACTAGAGCAAAACAAATTCGTTCTTTCTTTAGAATCATTACTTCTGATTTGAATTCATTAGGTATTCCAATGATATTTACAAATCATACAATGGTAAACATTGGTGGTTATGGAGACCCGGTTGTTCAAGGTGGTGGAGGAGGAGTTGTTTATTCACCAAGTATCACCTTGTATCTATCTAAAGCAAAACTTAAAGATGATAAGAAAGATGAGAAAAGACAAACGGGTGTTATTGTAACAGCTAAAACTGGAAAGAATAGATTTGCTCAACCAAAAACAATCAAGTTCCCTATTTTCTTTGATAGACCATTTAATCGTTATATGGGCGTTCAAGATTATTTAGGATGGGATAATGTAGGTATTGCAAAAGGAAACTTACTAACAGAAAAAGAATACAATAAACTTACAGGAGCTGCAAAGGAAAAGGTAAAAATATTTACACCTACTGATAGTGAAGAGGTTATGTATTTTGCACCTAAAGAAACAGCGAGAAAATATATTGTTGAACATTTAGGTGAAGCAATTGATACTAGAGATTTGTTTAGTGAAAGAGTAATGCAACCCTTAGAGGACCGTTTCGATGAACTCATCAAAAAGGACTTTGAATTTAGTTCACAAGAAACAGATGATGAAATTGAAGATTTAATTGATACTTCTGAATTAGACGAATAAAATAAAATAATTTTAATAATAAGTTCCACATTTCTTTGATTTGTGGAATTTTTTTTGTATCTTATAATCGTATTAAATAGTCTATGAAACAATTAAATAATTTTTTAAACGAAGGTAAAAATAAAGATAAAAAAAGGGTTAGAATGATATTAGATTCTTTCTCTACTAATGCATATTCAACTCTTAAAACAGAAAAAGGACTTTATATTCCAGAAACCGACATTCAAAAAATTGCTAATGAAATTGGTGAATATTTATCATCTACCGATGTTCAATGGATTGTAAATCTATTGCAAAGTTATGTTAATACTGGTGGTTATGCTACTGGAAATTATATTTCTGGAGATGATATGAAAACAATCGCTAATCAAATCGTAAATAGTATATGAAAGCATTAAACGAATTTTTAAACGAAAGAAAAGAAAAATTTACTAAAGAAGATTTGATTAAACTACACAAATTATCAAAAGGAGAATCTTTTAAGACTTTCAAACAATATAAAGAACTAAGAAAAGATTTATTTGGTGATGTTATACCATCGGATATTGATGATGCTTTACAACAACTAGTAACAGCAAAAGATTTTGTAGATTATGTATTGTTCGGTAGAAAAAAAGATATATCAAACTTTTCTAACTACAAAATTGACCCCAAATTCGATAAATCAAAATTAGGATATTAATATGAAACAATTAAATAATTTTTTAAACGAAAAGATGAAAACATTTGTATATGGTGGTGTTACTTATCTAATTACTATGGATACTAGTGGTAGAAATGATATTGTATTTCAATATTTACCTAAAACATCTAAAGATTTTGATAGGGTCAACGCAGACAAAGAAAATCAAATAGATGAAATAGAATATCATATCAAAAATCAAACAGGATTTACTTTTAAATATGATGATGTTAATGTAAGAGGTGGATTGATTTTTTCTATAAGTAGAAGTGAATTCGAAGAACAAATAGTAAATAAGTTATAAGATATGAAAGCATTAAACGAATTTTTAAACGAAGGAAAGAAATTTAAGGAAGGTAGTATTGTTACTATCAAAGATGAATACTTAGATGACCCATCAGAAAAAGATATGGAATATAAAGTTGTTAATGTTAACAACGGTACTAAAAGAATAATCATTGAACCGATTGAATTTGATGGTGGTATTATTAAACCAGAACAAGTTGTTGGTATGAATATGGTTGAACTTAAAGAAAGTATTAACGAAGGATTTGAATCCGAAGGTAAATCTTTAAAAGATTTATTGAAAGCAATTAAGAAATTACCGGATACAATTTCATCAATAAGTGTTCCTGTTGATTTAAAGACATTTGCAAGTCAAAGTATTAAAATTGAACCTACGGATAAAAATTGGAGAAAAGAGGTTGAAAAAACATTAAAAGAAACTCTTAAAGGTAAAGATGCAAAAGCAATTGATACTTTTCAATTGAAGTCTTATTTTGGTAGAGGTGGAAAAGCAACAGATTCTTACTATATTAAATTAAGTTCGCAAGGTTCAAGAGATTTTGCAAGCGATATGGGCAAAGGAAAATTCGGTT